AAGTTGAAGTTCTTCGTTTCGTTGTTCACGTACATAGTCTAACAGATTTCTAGTCTCAGAGTCAAGCTCAATAGTAGCATAACTCGATGCAATGTTAGCCCAATTAGCACCGTCAAACACTTGTAAGTCAGTGCCCCATACACGAATCATACCTTGCATAGGATTTGACACATTTTGATTGACGTAGGGTAAGCTGGTGTTGCCACCATTTACGATAACGCCTTGACTACCTGCTATACCTTTGATCATGCTTGTGCTGGAACAATATATTTGTAAGTTGCTAAACCACTGTCTAATGTAATTTGCAATGCGCCCTGATTACTAAAACTCATTTTAGTATTATTAACATCTGCAATCTTAAGAATTGATAAAACTCGAGCAACAGGCCAACTTAGATTAGCAGTAATTTTACCAGTGATACCTTCAGCGAATACAAACTCGCCTGCATGAGTTGATGCGTCACCGAAATAGAATTTTAATTTATCTCCGTCTGTTTTAACCACAAACGTAGTATGCTCATTATTAGCAGTAGCCTGAAAGTTAAATCTTTGTACCGCAGATATACTAGGAACAATTTCAACATCCCAGCTAACGCCTTTAAACTTAGCTGTTTTTAATTTTTCATTAATAATTTCAGTGCTCATAAATCGATAGTCATTCTTAAAGTCACCTGCTTTGTTTTCAAAGTGTAAACCTACTGGAACGCTCGAGCCATTACGCTGTGCAGTAACAACTTCGATCTTAGCGTCTTCGCGATATTCTGGACAATCTAAATGTATCTTCAATTTGTTCAATTGTGGCATTCCGAATAATCCAATCATATCTGGATATGGATTTGCTGTTTCAGCAGTTAAAATAACCGAACGGTCATCAGCCATTGAATCAATGCTTGTGTTTTTTGCATCACCTGTAATCTTAACAATGTCTAAGAAGCCTAGGTTATGCGTGTGACTTACGATGTCTTGAAGAATGTCTTTCATTTTTATAATCTCCTGTATGATATATTATATTTAGAATTTTGGTTATTGTCAACTAAATTATTCAAAAGTGAACAAATTACCAAATGTGTTATTTTGTGTGGTTGAGCTTAAATCCCATTCCAGCACTCCGATAAGATTTTCCAGCTTGTTATTAATAATCGTAGTTTCCATCTCACTATGATCAAATGGTAGTTCCTGGAACCATTTTGGTAAACGTAGTTCATCTACTGGATACGCTACACTAGTATACCCCAGCGGATTATCTTTTACCTTACAAACAATAACTTTCATGCCGTCAACAATTCCCATTGAGTATTTGTCTCCGTTCATGCGTTTTAGTGTATTCCAATTAATACTTGCACGGACATGTCCGGGCATGTTTGCTCTACCGGCTTTTGCTTCCTTGGCTTGATAGTCTGTGATGTTATTAGCACGTTTTGGACTACCTTTCTCCCAACCGGGGCGAGCCTTAAACTCTGTTCGGAATTCGCCGATACGGTCTAGTATTTCTGTTTCTTGACTACCGTTAAGTACTTTGGTTAGGATCTCTTCTAAAAACTTTTGCATAAATTCCGGAGTATCACTACGTTTAAGATCTAAACCCATAGCCTTAATCTTACCTGGCTTGCCGTCTACGTCTGCACGTTTATTTTCTTTATCGTAATACAATACAGCATAGCGTTTTTTAGTAATAAACAAACCTTTGGTAGCAACAAGTTCGCGGCCTGCTTTAATAACTTCGCCACGAGATTTCGGACAATGAAAGCTATCTAACATAAATGTTGGGAACGTAGCATTTACATTATCGGCAATTTGGTTGTATAACTGAACAACTGTTTCTTTATCCCAAGGTAGCCGACCTTTTTCAATGTCAGTTTTTAATGTACCATACGCTGAAAAGTACGCAGAGTCAGTATCACCGTAAATAATTGCACGACCACGATAGTCGTATTCGCCAGTAATGATTTCATTAATCTTTGCGGCCATGTGCCGTGAAATCTGGCGTCCTACAAGTGTTGTCGACTGTCCGATACGTTTATCAAAGAACCTGCAACCAGCATTAAGAATAGCACCATACAAACTGTTCAAGTTAATCTTCTTAACCAATTGACGTTTGTCCCAGTATTCTTCTTCGATCTTATTACCTGCTTCAATCGCTTCTTTGAGCTTTTTCTGCATGTCTTTGCGTTCACTATACCAACGCTTTAACAAGCCGGGAATAATACCTTCTGTTTCGTAAGTAAAGATTGTGCCGTTAGCACTAAGCATCCAGGGTTGATTACTTTCATAAATCATTTCGTAGATCTGAGCACCACTTAGTACATCGACGTCTCCGGATTCCCATTCAACAGTAATGTCGTGTGCTTTGTCCTTGTCCATAACAAATTCGTATTCGTTACTGCCAAACTTACCTTCCCATGCCGCGGCAAAACTCGAACCTTTGGCTATCTTAGCATCAATCTCTGCTTGTGTGTAATCTTGACGCAACTGTCCAACAATAGTCTCCGGACCCATGTTAAGCGCACGAATCGCAGATGGATATAGCGAGTTAATGTCAACTGATCCAATCCAATCATGGAGACCCTTCTTTGGATATGCAACATAAGCACCTGCGGCCTGTGTATCACCTAATTCGTCTTTGCGTGTGCGACTAGGAACAATCATCCCGCGATGATGTGCTTCATTTACAATCGCTTGTTCTGTTACAGCCACAGCACCCATTGTAGTCTGTAGCAATACAGTACATTCATGTGCCAGTGTGTTAGCAAGATCAATAAACTTTAATTTTTTATCAAGTTTATCGAGTAGCGCACAGTCTTGTCTGTTGTATTCAATAAACTTACGGAAGTCATTGTTATACAGTTGATCAAGTGTGCCTTCATAAACTGTTTTACTTTCTCCTACTTCCATTTCTCCGATAGCATCAAGTCGATAGGTATGTCGTTCTTCATAGGTATATTTGCGGTACAGTTCGAGACTATCCAAATGAACGCGACCAGCAAAATCATAAGTAACAGCCTGCTTTCCATATTTTTCGTACTCCCGTTTTCTAGGCATTTGATCCCACAAGCAGAATCTGCGAGTATCTTCTTTACTCAAAACTTTAGTAACACGGTTAACAGTATACGGTACGTCAAATCCCTCGCTATTCCATCCGCTGATAATATCTGCATCTTCAATTAGTTTAAGGAAAGTATCAAGCATCTCTGCTTCACTTTCAAACAGATGCGTGTTGGGAAATTCTTTAACTTGCTCTACTGCTTGCTCCATTGTAAGAGTCTTTGGAGGAATAGCAAGACATATAAGTGTATCTAACCATTGCAGGTGGACTGCGATTGCAGTAATTGGCATGAACGCATCTTCAGGCGATGCATAACCACGCTCTGGATCAAAGTCCACCTCAATATCGAAAAATGCTACGTGCAATTTAGGTGCATCCTTACCTAAGTAGTTTTCTTCTAGTACACGGAAGCTGGCGTTGATATCGCTTTCGAATAATTTGTGACTTGAGTGGATTTTTTGTTCTTTAACAAAATCTTTGAAAGTTTTACAAGTAACTTTGCTAAGTGGATCACCGTAAATGCTACGGTACTTGCCTTTGTTATCTGGATAGTAAAACTGATATTTGGCTGGGTAATCAATAAAGATTCTACCCTTTTTTGGATCACGCTCAACAACTCTGACACGGTCATTGTCACGATCCCAGATGGCATCAATATAACTCATAATTCTCCTTACCGTTTATGGCCGGCAACCTTCATTGTGCGATTTATGGCTCGCAGAACCTTTCTCAATAATATTTATTACGCATTAACTAACATGCGAACAAGACCGATAGTATCGATGGTTGTTAGCAAGATGTAGTTAGCCAGCATACCGAATGACTTACGAGTCCAAGAAGCCCACGCATACATAGCACAGCCACTAATCCAGATAGGATATAGTACAAGAAGAGGAGGATTAGGGACTGTGACTGCCATTGTGATACTACAGCCAATAGATATAGCCCAAGCAAGGAGCTCAACACAAAAGCGAAATCCGTTGCTATTCCAGTCATCTCTAATCCACTCTAATGTTGGCTTAAAAAATGTATCAATCATTATCGCCTGAACGGTTTGGATTTTGTGCGGCATAGTCGCTATCTCGAATTGCATGACCGCTAATGTCAACGATAGTTTCTAAGTCATCGAACTCAGTAAACACTCGTTCCCAATCACCTTTCTGGGCAATCTTAATTGCCTTTTTAATGATGCTTGGTTTTACTTCGAGTTCTTCCGCGACAGCTTTAATAGTGTCGTTTAGTCCTTCGTTCAAGTCTTCAATTTCTTGTAAGACAGTTACGCCTTCAGAAATAAGTTGTTTGATTTTTGCTTGTTCCGGTGCACCGTATGCTTTACTCATAGTTAATCTCCTATACAGTAATTATATACTGAATATAGGAGATTGTCAAGTCTTGATGTAAATTATTTTAAACTGGAACGTAGCATCCAACTATGTTTGCGATGAGCATCCATACGTTCTGCTAGGAAGTTTGAAAAGCCATGTTCTCCTGCTTGTTCAGCAAGATCGTAGACCATTTTAAGAACTTTGACGGTTTTATCGCTATCATTTAATAGTTCTTGACACATTGCTTCGAATTGAATAACTTGATCTTCGTCTTCAACTTGTGAAAGCATTGCAAATTTACCAAAGCTAGCAGGTGTGTACGCACCTAACTTACGAATATTTTCTGCAAATGCATCGATGCTTGCATATACTTCTTCGTAAATCCCTCCAAATAGGGCGTGGTATTGTTCAAACAGAACTCCTTCCACATTCCAGTGAAAGTTTTGCGCCTTGATTACAAAGGCGTATTCTGTTGAAAATGCTATTTTTGCGGCTTT